AGAGATAAACCTGTAGGAGCATAAATAAAATAACATTGTAATAGTAACTAGGGAATAGTATGTCCACCATTACTGTAGAAAAACTTAGATTAACTGGAGCGCTTCAGGTACCAGTTTTGACGCAAGCGCAAATTAATGCTTTGTCACCCGAACAAGGTCAGATTGTGTACAACTCTGATATTAACTATATTCAGATTTATGGTCCATTTGATAACTGGGGACTGACTGATATTGGTACTGGTAATGATTTGTGGGATATTGAGAACCAAACTAATAATGGAACTAACTCAATGATCTTCAAACCATTGGTTTCTCGTGGTGAAATGGAAGGTCCAGATGCACAACAAATGGGTAGTAGTTATATGAACTCTGCTGGTGCATGGGCAGGGAACCAAAGATTTATGTATCAATCAGGATACCAAGGGTATCAAACTGTAGCTATTCCTAAAGACGGATTGTATAGATTTGAGATTGGTGGAGCAAGAGGAGGAAAATGTTCTAATAGAGGTGTTACCATCATGTATGGTGCATCAGCAACTGGTGATTTCTATCTATCAAAAGATCAAAGAATCACTATGGTAGTTGGTGTTGGTGGTGGTGACTATTCTTCGCCTCATGGAAATGAGGCTGGTGGCGGTGGCGGGACATGGGTATATGATCAAACAAACAATAATTTACTGATGGTTGCTGGTGGAGCTGGTGGAAGTGCTGGTAACACATGGGGTACCAACTGTACTAGAGATACAAATATTGGAAGAGGACAATCTTCACTAGGTGTATCAGGTTTTACATGCAACTACAGTGTTTCTGCACCCAGTAATGGAGATGGAGGAAATGCTAATGGTAACTATCACGGCGGTGCTGGTGGGGGTTATAATAGTGATGGGGCAGGTGGTGGAACACACTGTAGTACAGCTGGTGGAGGTCAAGGATACTCAAATGGATTAGTTGGTGGTTTAGGAAATACATGTTATACTACTGGAGGTCTTGCTAACTCTGGTGGATTTGGCGGTGGCGGCGGCGGTATGTTATCTGGTCCTGGTGGTGCTGGTGGATATACTGGAGGATGTACAGCAGGACAGTGGTCTTCTTATAGCACCCATGGTGGTGGTGGAGGATCATATAATGGAGCAACAACTAATAACTCCATTAGTGCTGGTGGTAACCAAAATTCTTCTGGTGGTTATAATGGTGCTGGATATGTTATAATGACTTGGATTAGCGAATAGTGATAGAAGATCATGATATTCCACCTATGCCAAAAGAGAAGTGGATGATTTTGATGGTGCCCAGAAGGGTCAGTAAGGAAAGATATGATACGTGTCTTGAATGTGAACATTTACGCAAAACATTACAACAGTGTAAACTTTGTGGTTGTTTTATAAAAGGAAAAGTTCAATTTCAAGATGCACAATGCCCAGATGGTAGATGGGGAACTTGGCACCCTAGAAAGACTACTAAATAGTACACACACAATTTTACGTGATAACAATGACTCAAACTCCTGCTCAAACTCCCGAACAACTTAGGGAGAATTTTGATAAACAACTTGCTAATGCAGAGAAACAGATTTTAGATTTAAAAGAAAATTTAGGGAAAGCAGAAGAATATAGACTAAAACTTATTGGTGGTATTGAAACTCTTAATCTTTTAAACCCACCACCAGAACAGGAAGCACCTACAGAAACACCAGCATTATAGTGTCAGATCCCTTCTTCCTAAATAGGTAAGAAGGGATTTTTGTATGTAATGGCATCTCCAAACTCTAGATCTGATCTTATAACTTATGCTAAAAGGCAACTTGGCGAACCTGTCTTGGAAGTAAACATTGACGATGAGCAAGTTAATAACGTTATTGATGATACGTATCAGTTTTTCCAAGAGAACTGCTACAACGGAATGGAAAGGTGTTATCTAACACACTCACTGACTGAAGACGATATTACCAGATTCAAAGCTACTGTAACAACCACAACCAATGGATCAGATTGGAATGAAGCAACAAACTACATTCCAATACCACCTCATGTAACTGGTATCAGTAAAGTCTTTGGATTAGTAAGTAACTCAATTCGTTCTAATCTCTTTGGTGTTGAATATCAATTATATTTGAATGATCTCTATGCATTTGGATCAATTGATATCCTCAATTACTTTATGACTAAACAGTATCTAGAAACTCTAGATATGGTTCTGAACAATGGATCATTCCAACAGTTCAGATTTACAGCACGTCGTGATCGTTTATATCTTGATGTGGATGCTGATTTCTTAGCAACAGATAAGTATCTACTGATTGAAGCACATCGTATGCTTGATCCTACAGATGCAACCGAAATGAATAATGATGTATTTGTGAAAAGGTATGCTACTTCTTTAATGAAGAAACAATGGGGTCAGAATCTAATTAAGTATAACAATGTCCAGTTACCTGGTGGTGTTACTCTTAATGGAAGAGAACTATATACAGACGCATTAGCAGAAATTGAGAAAATCGAAAGCGAAGTTCTCAGTAAGTATGCAATTCCACCAATGGATATGATCGGATAAAATGCCTACAAGTCCCTACTTCCCAACTTATCACCAAGGTCACAGTGGCGAACAAACTTTGGTTCAGAATCTTGTGGATGAGCAAATCAAACTCTTTGGTTCTGACATATACTATCTACCCAAAACAGTCTTAGCAGATAGCACATTGGATGAGGTCAGATACACTAAGTATCAAGATCAATTTCAAATTGAAATGTTGCTTGTAAATGTAATGGGTTTTGGAGACAATGCAGAATTTATAAGTAAATTTGGTTTACGTATTACAGACGAGATAATCTTTCGTGTGTCTACAAACAGATGGGACGAGGAAGTAGCAGAGCATAGTATGTCTGCGAAACTTACAGTTCCTAGTAGACCTAATGAAGGGGATTTATTATACTATCCTCTTACAGAAGATTTGTATGAAATTAAGTATGTTGGAAAGGAAGAACCATTCTTCCAGTTTGGTAAGATACAATTTTATGCAATCACTGCAGAACTATACGAGGTTGGTTCAGACGATCTTGCTACAGGTGTTGCAGAGATAGATGCTATAGAGGAGTTGTTCGATAGTGCTATTGCTTTGTCTATGGGAGTAGGTGGTACAGGAGACTTTACTACTGGTGAGACTGTTACTGGTGGTACTACTTCTACAACTGCAGAAGTTAAGTCATGGGATAGTTCTACAAGAGTACTACAGGTAATCAATAGGACTGGAACATTTGCAGCAAACGAATCACTTACAGGTAATACCAGTGGTGCTGTATGGGTTGTATCAACCTTCGATACACTACAGGATACAAATAGTGAGTATGATGCAAATAGACAAATCGAAGATGCTGCTGACAATATAGTTGATTGGTCAGAAGGTAATCCATTCGGTGAGTTTGGTAATTTTACAGGTAGCATATAATGTTAGGTAATCACTTTTACAACCAGATAGTTCGTAAGAACATCATAGCATTTGGAACACTCTTCAATAATATTACACTGAAGAGCACAGATCCAAGCACTGGTGCTGTATTGGAAGAAATGAAAGTACCGTTAGCATACGGTCCTAAACAAAAATTTATTGTAAGACTAGAAGAAAACACTAGCAATAGAAAAGTAGCAATCACTCTACCGAGATTGTAGTTTGAGATGACTAGCATTGACTACGATCCTACTCGTAAGACATCTCCTATACAGAAATACAAAACTATTGTTGATGGTAATGGTGGTGAGGTAAGAGTGCAGTATGTTCCTGTACCATACAATCTATCATTTGAACTTGGTGTCATGGCAAAGTCACAAGACGATGCTTTACAAATTACTGAGCAGATACTACCATACTTCCAACCATCTTTCAGTGTTACTCTTAACATGATACCTGATATGAATGAGAAGAGAGACATTGCTGTTGTACTAAACAATGTATCATATGAGGATACATGGGATGATAGTTTCTATGAGCGTAGATATATTGTTTACACTCTTAACTTTCAAATGAAGACCTTTCTATACGGTCCTTATAACACTGCAGATGTTATTAAGAAAGCAATTATACACGAGACACTTGGTGATGCAGCAACCAACCGTAGAACTATTACTAGAACATATACACCAAAAGCAAAAACTGATATCAATCAAGATGGTCAAATTGATGCAGCAGATGATATATTAGTAGATGCTGGTGATGATTTTGGATTCAATGAAGGGATTAGTTACTTATGAACCTAGAAGATAATATGGAGGAACTTCTTAACATGGACGTAGAACCTGTTGAGAAACCTAACTTGCCAAAAGTCAAATCAAAAGATGATGATCAACAAAAAGATTACGAATATACTCGTGGTGAATTGTATTCTTTGATTGACCAAGGTCAAGAAGCAGTGAAGGGTGCATTGGAAGTAGCACAAGAGAGTGGTCATCCTAGAGCATACGAGGTTGCTGTAGCAGCAATGAAGCACGTTGCAGACATGACAGAAAAATTACAAGACTTACATAAGAAAATGAAAGACCTTGATGAAGAAGCGAAAGGTCCTAGTAAGGTTACTAACAATGCTATGTTTGTTGGTTCTACATCAGAACTACAGAAAATGTTAAAACAAATGGGTGGTGGCAAGAGGTAACTGCATAAATAAATGCAGAGACCCTGACATGGTACATGAGATACAAAGAATTTAAAAGACTCGCTGAGTCTGCCAATGTGCAGGATAACGGAATTTTAGAAGGTGCAGCCTGGACAAAGAAGGC